CTCGGGGGCGTGATGCTTGAGTTGGCGATATTCCTGGCACTCACAAAGAAGGCAAAGATCGGCGTATTCAAAGGCGCCGGATTGGTACTGTTGGCCATCGCCATGCAAAAGTTTGCGGAAGCAATCGGCTTTATGGGAAGCCTTGACACGGCGACGATTGTGAAAGGCATTATTGGGCTTGGCGTTGTGATGATCGAACTGGCGGCCTTTCTCGCGGTGACCAATAAAGTGAAGATTGGCCTGTTCAAAGGCGCTGGGCTGATACTGTTGGCCGTAGCGATGAAAATGTTCGCCGACGCAATCGCCGCTATGGGCGGACTGGACACTTCCACGATCGTAAAAGGAATCGTGGGACTAGGACTCGTCATGCTCGAGTTGGCCGCATTCTTGGCGCTCACGAAAAAAGTTAAGATCGGCGTGTTCCAGGGCGTAGCAATGGTTTTGTTGGCGGCGTCGCTGAACGAATTTGCCAAGGCGATAGAGAAGATCGGGAAACTGAAGCCGTCCCAGATTATCAAGGGAATCGTGGGACTTGGCGGAGTGCTGACGGTACTGCTCGTGTTTATGAAGGCGCTGTCCAAATTTCAGATTTCCGGCATTGGGAAAGCCTTGCTGGTGCTGAGCGTGATGGCAATCGCCATGGTCGCGTTCGCGCTGGTACTTACGAACATTAAAGACATCGACCCAAGCGTTATGCTTGGCTTTACCGGTTCCTTGGGAATTGCGCTTTTATCCATGGCGGCTACGTTCGCGTTGCTCAGCGCTATTCCCGTGACAGCAATCCTTTTGGGCATCGCCAAACTAGCGCTCATTTTTGCCGCAGTCGTTGGCGTTATGGCGTTGTTTGGCGCATTGGAAGAATGGCTCAACCTATCTTCGGTGATTGAGAAATTCGGAGACCTGCTGGAATCCATCGGCACCGCGTTCGGGCGACTGATCAGCGGCTTTTTAACAGGCGCGGTAAGCGGCCTGGCCGGAGTGGGGACGGAACTATCCGACTTTATGACGAACGCGCAGTCATTTATCGACGGCGCAAAGAAGGTAGACTCGACCGTTGTTGCCGGAGTTGGAAATCTGGTTAGCGTGATTACGGCCATCGCGGGAGCGAACGTAGTTGACGCGATCGCCTCGTGGCTCACTGGAAGAAGCTCCATGGAAACCTTCGCCGACGACGTGACGAAACTGGGCGGCGGAATCGCGGCGTTTGCCAAAAGTGTATCCGGCATCACCACCGCCGACAAAGCAACGATGGACAACGCCGTAAACGCGGCGGAAGGCCTGGTGGCGCTTAACAATGCTTTGAACCCCGAAGGCGGAGTTGTGGATTGGTTTGAAGGCAGCCATTCGGAAGCTCTGAAGAGATTTGCGGAGAACATACCCACGCTCGCTACGGCGCTCAATGATTACGCCAGCGGCATCTCTTTATACGGGGACGAGAAGGTCACGGTCAACGTGGAAAACGCGAAGGCCGCCGCCGAGGGGCTCATAGCGCTTAACAACAGCTTGCCCGCCGAGGGCGGAATCATTAACGACTGGTTCACGGGCTCCCACGCGGACGCCTTGAAGGAGTTCGCGGGAACGATCCCCATATTGGCCGCAGCGCTGAACGAGTATGCGACGGGCATATCGGCATACGAAAGCAAAAAAGTAAACGCAAATGTGGAAAACGCCCTTGCCGCCGCGCAGGGACTAATAACCCTAAACACAAGTTTACCCGCCGAGGGCGGGATTCAAGAATGGTTTACCGGTTCGCACGCGGATGCGTTAAAAACGTTTGCCGACACACTGCCCACTCTTGCGGTGGCGCTGAACGTTTATGCGGAAGGCATTGACGCCTACGGCGGAAAGAACGTATCGGGCAAAGTTGAAAACGTAAACGCGGCCTTAACAGGGCTTGTGACGCTCAACACCAGTTTGCCGGGAGAAGGCGGAATCAAGAGTTGGTGGACCGGCGACTACGCCGCTTCGTTAAGGGCATTTGCTGAAACCCTACCGGACTTGGCGGCAGGACTTAACGCTTACGCGGAAGGCATTGAGGCTTATAAGGGAAAAGACGTATCCCAAAAGCTTACGAATGTGAACGCCGCTTTGACGGGGCTGATTTCGCTCAACACCAGTTTGCCGGGAGAAGGCGGGATTAAGAGTTGGTGGGACGGCGATTACGCTACGGCACTGAAGACATTCGCTGAAACCCTGCCCGACCTTGCTGACGGGCTTAACCAGTATGCCGAAGGCGTTGACAAGTATAGCGGCGAGGACGTATCGGGTAAGATTGAAAATGTGAACGCCGCAACCGTAGGATTGGTAACCCTCAATAACAGTCTGCAAGGAACCGGAGGCATACGAAGTTGGTGGGACGGCTCTCAATCGGAAGCACTTAAAACCTTTGCTGGAACCCTGCCTGACCTTGCCACTGGGCTTAACCAGTATGCCGAAGGCGTTGACAAGTATAGCGGCGAGGACGTATCGGGTAAGATTGAAAATGTGAACGCCGCAACTTCCGGATTAGTATCGCTTAACAATAGCCTTCAGGGAACCGGAGGCATACAAAGTTGGTGGGACGGCTCTCAATCGGAAGCCTTAAAAACTTTTGCCGGAACGTTGCCGGACCTTGCCATTGCGCTCAACAAATATCTTGATGAAATTGGCAAGTTCAAAGGCGGAGTATCCTCCGAACAGATTAAGCTCGTAAACGAAGCGGCGACCGGTTTGGTGACGCTTAACAACGCTTTGAGCCCAACCGGAGGCATTGGCAGTTGGTTCAGCGGAGATGCTGATTTACAAACCTTTGCGGATAAAATACCCGCGATTGGCACCGCATTGGCAACCTTTGCGACCAACATCGCCGGAGTAGACCTGGGGAAGAGCACGGACGCCACAACGGTGCTTAACGACATCAACACCTTTGCTACGGACGTGGTCGCTAACCAGGCGAACTGGACGAAACTAAAGACCATCAGCGATAACATGGCTACCTTTGGAACTAACTTTAAGACGTTCACGGATGGTATCGTTGACGCAAGCTCGGGGATTACCAACATCGAATCTGTGAAGACGGCGGTGGCCGGGTTCCAGGAATTATCCACGCTATACGCCGATCAGGGAAAGAACCTTTACCGTGACGGAACCTACTCGCTTGATGAAATCGCAAAAGAGCTCGCGGCTTTTGGGACTACGATGGGCACATTCTCGATTGGAGAGGGCATCGTAACCTTTTCTGACAATTACGAAATCATCAAGAACGGAATAACCAAATTCCAGGAACTATCAAGCCTCTATACGGATCAGAACAAAAACACGTATCGAGATGGAACCTATTCACTGGACGAGGTTATGGGTTCCTTTGTGGATTTTGGAACAAAACTGAATAGCCTGACGCTGAGCGTAACCGACGTTGACAAAATGAAGGCCGTATCCGAAGTGATGGCGATCCTTACCGGCATTGCCGCGGACGCTACGCTGATCGATCCGACCAAGATCGGGAACATAGGAGCGGTGCTTACTGAGTTTGGCACGCTGGACTTCACGACGCTTACAAACCTGTTTGGCGAAAATGGAACGGGAGCCGGAGAATCCTTTGCGGACAGCGTAGTGCTTGCCATTCAAAATGGAAGCGAAAATATCCGAATTGCGGTTATCAAACTATCCGGCGATGGATCAACGGCGGCTGACGGTACTGTGAATACATGGAAAACAACCGGCAATAACCTGGCCATCGGACTCGCAAACGGCATCTCCACCATGGCGTGGAGAGTGAAAAACGCGGCCACGAACGCCGCAGCCGGAGCTATCCGCTCCATACAACTTACCTGGTCGGTGCATTCGCCTTCCAGAGTTGCCTCGGAACTTGGCATGAATTTTGACCTTGGGCTGAGCGGCGGACTGGACGATTACGCCAAAGTGGTAAGCAGCAGCGCGGAAAGCGTAAGCAACGAAGCGATAAACTCCGCGAAGACCATGCTTACTGGGTTTTCGGCGATTGATGAATTGGACAGTGCACCAGTGATCCGCCCTGTTGTGGATATGAGCGCGGTTACCAGTAGCGTGAACACCATAGACGGGCTGTTTAACGCAAGCCGCACTATGAACGCCGGGATGTTTACCAGCCAGACCTTTAACCGAAATGCGGCGGCGCTGCGCACCAACGACGGAAAGATGGAGAGCGCCACAAGCAACAAGGACGTGGTAGACGCCATCAGCGGGCTGACCGAACGATTCAACACCCTGAGCGAAGCCGTGAGCAATATGAAATTGGTGCTCGACACCGGAACGCTTGTGGGCGGTATTGACACAAAAATGGACAAACAACTTGGCGTGATCGCCGCAAGAAAAGGGAGGGGGAATTAAGTGTATCATTCGCTTACGTTTGGGACGAAAAACACCTGGGACGATTGGCACTTAATTCCTAAGTCCCGACCTCTGATAAACCCTCCTTCCGTTAAGGATAACCTGATTGAGATACCGGGCGGGGACGGGGTGTTGGACTTGACCACGGCCCTTGCAGGGAGACCGCTGTATAAGAACCGAAACGGCTCGTTTGCGTTTGCTGTGGAAAACGGATTTCGGGAATGGGCAAGTTTATACAGCGAGATCATGGCCTATCTCCACGGGCAGAAAATGCGACTCGTGTTTGAGGACGACCCCGGTTACTACTACGAGGGGCGCTTCGCCGTGAACGCATGGCAATCGGACGCGCAATATTCCACGATTGTGATTGATTACAATGTGTTTCCTTACAAGAAAGAACTGAACAGCTCGACGAACGAGTGGATCTGGGACACGTTCAACTTTGAAACGGGGGTTATCCGGTATTACAAAAACATCAGCGTTTCGGGAAGCAAAACGGTCCTCGTAATCGGGTCGAACATGCCTACGACGATTGTTATTTCAACCTCGAACGCCAACATGAGCGTAACGTTTAACGGAATCACCTATGCGCTCCCAAAAGGGCCGTCGGTTGAGAAAGATGTCGTAATTGTAAGCGGCGAGAACCAGTTACTGTTTACCGGAACCGGTGTGGTCAGCATCGAATATTCGGGGGGTATGCTGTAATGTTTTATATTTACGCAGACGGTCAACCGTTATCGTACCCTTTGGACGACGAAAGTGTAGTGCTGGCCCCAAAGCTTACGCTGGAGATGGGAAAGGCTGGAGCGCTCGAATTCAGCCTTCCCCCAACCAACCGGTTGTATGCGCAGATACGCAAACTGACCACCGTGATTACGGTGGAACTGGACGATACGGAGATTTTCCGGGGAAGGGTACTATCCTACGAGCGAGGATTTGACAACATCAAAAAGGTATATTGCGAAGGAAACCTTGCGTATCTGGTAGACAGCGTGATCAAAGGGGAAAAGTACGAGGGCACGACACGGGGCCTTTTTACCCGGATACTTGCCGCGCATAACGCAAGGGTTGACGCGGCGAAACGCTTTACCCAGGGAACCGTGAACGTGGAAGATCGCTCGGTGGTGATCCGCGGTCAATCGGAAGATATTCAGGATTTAGAAACCGGAAAATTCGATTACCGCCAAATTGCGCTTAACTCCATCGTGGACGAATGGAAGACGGCGCTGGACTACATCACCGATTGCCTGATCGACTACTGCGGAGGGTATTTGCGAACGCGAAGGGTTGGGAACGCGACCTATCTTGACTATGTGACGAGTTACGGGCGCAATGCCACCCAAGACATTCGGTTTGGAGAGAATATTCTGGATTTGACCGAGGAAGTATCCGCGGAAAACCTGTTTACGGTGCTGATCCCCTTGGGGGATGACAACCTGACGATCGCCAGCGTGAACAACGGGAGCGACGAGCTGGCAGATGCGGATGCAGTCGCGCTATACGGGCGAATCCTGCAAACGCATGTGTTTGACAGCGTGAACAACCCAAGCACACTTTTGGAAAACGGACAGCGCTTTCTCGCCAGTAACGGGAACATCCCGGTACTGGTAACGATCAAAGGGGTCGACCTGCATCTGGTAAACCCTGATATTGAGGAGATATACGTTGGCGATGTTGTGAACGTGGTATCCGCGCCGCACGCCATTTCCGGACAGCTTACCTGTTCCAAGATCGAATATGACCTGGAAAATCCTGAAAATACGATGTACACCTTTGGAACGCCTAGGCAGACGCTTACGGAACGCTACCGCAAGGACGTTAAAAAGGCCGAAGAGAGCGGAACAAGCGCCGGAAGCTCCGGAGGCGGCGGAAGCGGCGGAGCCGCGTCGGACGAAACGGATGAAAAACTGGAACGTGCCTATGCAGAATGGATTAACTGGGACCCGTCCAACCCGGATGGGCACGTATCCCTAGGCACGTTATGGCAACAGCTTACGGATGCAAAAATCGGGCTTAAATCCGTTACAGGAATCGATTTGGATTCCCACGAGACGTACTCGGGGTTTAACATATTCAGCCGATTCGGCGATATTGAGAGAATCAATGATGAGCAGTATCGGGTAATCAACGGGCACGAAGCGAACATCCAATCCATCGTGGACGAGTTGGGCTCGAAGCTTACGCTTTCCGCTACGGAATATAAGAACGGGGTCGTAGACAAGATCGCATCTTTAGAGCTATCAGTAGATGCGAACGGAAGCGCGATCAACGCGAAAGCGGACAAAGTAACGTTTGATACGGCCATGTTTAGCATTAACCAGACCATCGATGGAATTGAGAGCAATATTGCCAGCTTTACCAGTCAGATCACGACCATCAATTCCGAAATAACCAAAGTGAGGAATTTGGTTGCCGACGAAATCAACGCGTTGAAATCGAACATAACCTGGCTAAATGGTAAGATTATTCAAGCAAAGTCCATATCATCTGATTCCGTTTATACGGGAAACATATACGCTAATGAGATTTACATCGGCAATACAACCGTTGCAACCAAAAGTTGGGTTAATGCCGCAGGATTTTTGACGGACAACGGTGTTTCCTGGGGAAGCGTCAATAACGGATTTGTTTACCTGAACGTGGACGGAACCTCGAAGTACATGGCGATGGGCAACCACGGCCATTCCAACTACGCGCTAACCGACCACAACCATGACGGGAGATATTTGACATCGCTTCCCTCCCACAGCCACAGTGTGGTGTTGGGAAATGGAAAGCTGTGCAGGCTGGCAAATGGTTATACCGGATGGGTTGTTGCGCCCGGAACCTATACCGCCCGTTAAACAGGAGGAGAAGAAAGTGAA